TGAGCAATGGGCTGGTGTAGCTCTTCCATTGGTACGTAAAGTATTTGGTTCTTTATCAACTAAAGAATTCATGTCAGTACAACCAATGAATCTACCTTCAGGTCTTGTATTCTTCTTGGATTTCCAATATGGTGCTTCAGCTAAAGCTGGATCTCCAACAACATTTGGTCCAGGTTCAGATGTTTATGCTGCTTCATCTTCAATGTACGGTAACACAAACCCAGGAGCTAATTTAGATCCATCTAGCGGTTTATACGGTGCTGGTAGATTTGCTTATTCAATCAACCAATTCTCTGCTTCTGTAGGTGTAACTGTAGCAACAGCATCTTGGGCTCAATTAGATTACGCAGCTGAATTAGCTTCTACAACAGGTAGCTATACAGCTGTAACTGTAACTGGACAATTAACTCGTCCTGATTATAAAGGTGTTAGAGCATTTGTATTGGCTTCAGGTTCAACTTTAACTTCAGCTACTGCAGCTAAATTGTTACCACAATACACTTCTACAAACGGTACTAACGCAATCACATTTATTTATAGTGGTTCTGTAGGTACATCTGATATCCCAGCTGCAGGTGTTTCTTCATCTGTCTTCTACAACATGCAACCTGCTGATAATTTTAGAGGTGATTTTGAAGATAACAGCGGTGCTGGTTATCCAAATGCTGAATCAACTTCTGCTGATGCATTAGCTATTCCACAAATCAACATTCAAATGAAATCTGAAGCTATTGTTGCTAAAACACGTAAGTTAAAAGCACAATGGACACCAGAATTTGCTCAAGATTTGAATGCTTACCAATCATTAGATGCTGAAGCTGAATTGACTTCAATCATGTCTGAGTATATTGCTCTAGAAATCGATCTAGAAAACTTAGATATGTTGATCCAAGATGCTTCTGCTGCAGATGAATACTGGTCAGCTAAAAACAACAATTACTTGAATGCAGGTAAAACAGCTTGGGCTGCTGATTTAGACTTCTACAACACACAAGGTCAGTGGTTCCAAACTTTAGGTACTAAAATGCAGAAAGTTTCTAACAAAATCCACCAAAAGACTTTACGTGGTGGAGCTAACTTCTTAGTATGTTCTCCTTCAGTTGCAACTGTCCTTGAATCAATCCCAGGATTTGCTTCAACTTCTGATGGTGATGTAACTAAAGCAAGCTATGCATTTGGTATCCAAAAATCAGGTAACTTAAACAACCGTTATACAGTATACAAAAACCCATACATGACTGAAAACGTTATTTTGATGGGTTATAGAGGATCTCAATTCCTTGAAACTGGTGCTGTATTTGCTCCATATGTGCCTCTAATCATGACTCCATTAGTGTACGATCCAGACACTTTCACACCAAGAAAAGGTCTATTGACTCGTTACGCTAAGAAAATGATCCGTCCTGAATTCTACGGTCGTATCTTCGTTAATGATTTGAACACTCTATAAGAGTAACGGTCAACCGAAAATAAAGAGCCTCGCTTATAAAGCGGGGCTTTTTTATTTTTTTATGATGTGGTAATATGTATAATAAAATTAAATGGCTAATTTATATGTAACCATTACTGAAGAAATTACCCTTCCTAACCAAAACCAGGAAAAAACTCATAATCTAGTAACAATCCCTAACATTAATCAAATAGTTAGACGTATTGATACTATTCCAACCACATTTAGTGGTTCAGGGGTTGAAATTTTACGTTTTGTTGATAGTGAGGAAGAACAAACAGGTGGGGCATTTGTAAAATCTTCTGTAAAATATGTTAGATTAACTAACTTATCTAAAACAAATAGTGCCCAAATATATCTAATTGTAACTGGACAAGAAAGTACATTATTTAATTTAGGTGCTGGAAAATCAATCATGCTAAATGATGCAGATATTAATGCATCCTCAGCAAATGATTATGTAGTAGAAAATTATGTAGATGAAACTTACTATAGTGTATTTCACTCAGTAGATTCAATAAAAGCAAAAGCTAGTGGCTCAAACATTTCTTTAGAATATTTTGTAGCTTCTTTATAATACGTATAATAAAAAAACAAACGACAAATGGCAAATTTAACTTTAAGATCAGTAAAAGGTTCCGCTCTTACTATCGCTGAAATGGACGAAAATTTTGAATATTTCACAGGTTCATATACAAACACAGGAACAATTACAGCTACAGGATTTGTAGGTGATGTAACAGGAAGCGTATCTGGTAGTGTAACTGGTAATGCTGATACTGCAACAACTGCTTCTTACGTAGCTGGTGCTGATGTAGACGGGTACGTAGCTTTAGCAACAGATGCTGATTTAGCAACAACTGCTTCATATGTTGACGGAGCAAACGTTGATGGATATGTAGCTTTAGCAACTAACGCTGACAATGCTGCAACAGCATCTTACGTAGAAAATGCTCAAACAGCATCATATGTTGAAACAGCTCAAACTGCTTCTTATGTAGAAAATGCTCAAACTGCTTCATATGTTGCTGGTGCAAATGTAGATGGTGATGTAGCAACTGCAACTACCGCTTATAATGTAGATGCAACGTCTGGATCAATAACAATAGGAAGTGGTGTTCTTGTATCACCATTAACAGGTTCAATATATTTTGATGCTACTGTTGCTAAATTTTATATTTGGGATGGTAATGCTTGGAGAACAGGATCTTTAAGCTAATAAGATCGATAATATATTCTAGAAGGAGTCTCTTAATGAGACTCTTTTTTTTCATATTTATAATAAACTAAAATACCATGAACATTCCTATTTGGCCTGGTTCAAGCTCTTTTCAACCCGGAGCAACACCGTTTGGATTTTACGATAATGATATTCAATTTCAACAAGACGCTGATAAATTTGCTAAATTTGCTGCTCAACGTTTAGTGTATGCTTATCAAGTAGCAGATAATTTACTATCATTCCAAGGAAATCCCACCACAATAGGGTCAGCTAATGGTGAATTGGTTCAAGAAAATTTAAGTAATATAATTTTACTTTCAAATCAATATGGAACAGAAGCAGGTGTTGGAGGTACAGTTACTTACCACACAGGCTCTATCCCTTTACAAGCAGGAGTTCAAAATTATGATATGAACGAATGGGCAGTTTCTCAAAGTATCCAAGGGCGCATTGAAATCAGACGCATATTTTATGAATCTCCCCCAGCAATAACACGTTATTTTGACCCATATGCTGGAACTGGTGTAGGAATGATGCAAATGCTAGATTCATTTGGGTGGGGTTCATATTCACCCGCAATTAACTTTATGTTAATGCCCGTAAACTATGATTTGCAAAAAATACAAGCTATAGAATTTAACGATCAAATTAGAAAATCTCAATATACCTTTGAATTGGTAAATAACCAATTGAGAATATTCCCTATTCCAACTGGTTTAAGATATATGAGATTTGAATATATGATATTGGATGAAAAAAACAATCCATATGTTGACAGAAATGGTAGAAGCATAATCACAAACCCTTCAAATGTACCATATGAAAATCCAATTTATACCAATATTAACTCAATTGGACGTTCATGGGTATTTGAATATGCTTTAGCCATTGTAAAAGAAATACTAGGATATGTCAGAGGAAAATACCAATCTGTTCCTATCCCAGGTTCTGAAATCACATTAAACCAATCAGATTTAATTGCTGCTGCAACCTCTGAAAAACAAGCTTTAATTGAGCGTTTAAGAGCATATTTAGATTCAACTTCACGTAAAGCGTTGTTAGAGAAAAAAGCAGCAGAATCTGAAGCTCAAAGACAAACAATTAGTAATATACCAATGGTTATATACATCGGTTAAAAAAATAATTTTATGATAGTATATTGTACTACAAATTTAATCAATGGGAAAAAATATATTGGTTCAAATTCCACTAATGACCCTAATTATTATGGGTCTGGTACTTATATAAAAAAATCTATAAAAAAATATGGAAAGAAAAATTTTATTAAAACCATACTGGCAGAAGTAAACGATATTAATTTAATGAAAGAATTAGAAGAGTATTGGATTGATTATTTTGATGCATATGATAATCCACTTTTTTACAATGCTACCAAATATTCATCTGGTATATCTTCATTTCCAAAAGAAAAAATAATAAATATTCAAAATGCCAATAAAGGAAATAAATACCATTTAGGTTTTTCTCAAAGTGATTATCAAAAATCTCAAACTAGTAAAGCTAATAAAGGAAGAAAACATTCTGTTGAATCTAACTTAAAAAAAAGACAACATAAATTAGGAAATAAATACGCATTAGGTAATAAACTTTCTTTAGAAACCAAACAAAAAATTTCCCAAAAGAAAATAGGCCATGTTTGTTACCAGAATGATGAAAGAAACCAGAAAATAAGAGAAAAAAACAGTAAATCTGTCCTTCAATATTCTAAAGAAGGAATATTTATAAAAGAATGGAAAAGTGCTAAAGAAGCATGTACTTATCTAGGTATAACTAGTATCCATAGATCTTTACAAAATTGGAAAAATAATAGTAAAGGATATAAATGGAAATTTAAAACACAATAAATTATGTGCGCATTATTTGGTTCATCACGTGACGTTTCATTATTTAGGCACCTTAACAGGGAACTGCTATGGGATGTTATTACACAACAATGTGTATTTTATCAACTCAAAACAGCTGAAACAAAGGTAAACATATATGGTGAAGCAGCTGGTGCAAGATTATATGCAGAACCTGTTCTATTAAACGTATTAATTGATAGAGGAGATGCTTCCCAACCAGTTGATGATTTTGGTGTGTCTTATGATAGACCAATGACATTTAAATTTTTACGTGATGATTTAGTTGACGCTAATGTATTACCTGAATCAGGAGATATAATAATGTGGTATGAATCATATTGGGAAATTAATAATGTAAATGATAATCAACTTGTAGTTGGAAAAGACCCAGCTTACCCATATAACACAAACCCATTAAACCCAGGACTGGAAAATTTTGGCTCCAATTGGTCAATTATTTGCACAGCACATTATGTACCTGCAGATAAAGTTCAAATCTCAAAAGAAAGAATATAAATGGCCGAAAAAATTTCTTCAACCCCAGTATATTTAAACCAATTTAAAAACAGAACTATCATAACTACTGTTGTATCGCAACCAACTGCTGATATTGATGCTATAACCCAAGCAATAAATCAAATAGCAGGATCTATTACTTTAGTTACACAATCACTTGGGCAAATTTCTCAATCTTTAACAACTCAAAGTATTCAAATAGATGGTTTATCTTCAACAGCAAATGCTTTAAATGCATCCAAAATATTTGTAAATAAAGAAACCCCATCCGGCTCAATCGATGGTGTAAACACAATATATGTTTTAGAACATACTCCAACCTTAGGCAGTGAACATTTATATTTAAATGGTTTGTTAATTGATAGTAGATCATCTACAGACTATTCAATTTCGGGTTCAATTATAACGTTTGATCAGCCTTTACTTCCGGGAATGAAATTAAATTGCACATACTATTATGTAGATAACACTCCTGTAAAAGTATTTAAAGACAAAGAAACTTTATCTGGTGTAATTGATGGGATAAATAAAGTATTTACCCTACAGTATCCCCCAGTAGAGGATAGTGAACATATATATTTGAATGGTTTGCTTCAAGAAAGTGGGATTAATGGGGATTATCAAGTATCTGACTCAACTATTACATTTAAAGAAGCTCCCCCAACAGATACAAACCTTCGTTGCACCTATTACCATTTGTTATAGGATA